TATTTGCAACTCCGTATTCTCTACCAGCTTTTGCTCCTGTTAGTGCGTACTCTGCAAAAGGTCCTTTTGCTTCTTTACACCAGATATCTAAACGTTTCTCAGTTTCCATATTATCCTGTCTGTTAATAGATCTACTAGCCAATTTAACACATTCTCTGAATGCACTTTTCCATGTACTGTATTCATCAGTATCAAACACACTAATGTTACTTACTTCGTTCATTGCTCTGAACTTTGTAGATAGGCTTGTTGTCATGTCTGTAGTAAAGTCTGTAATATCCATAACTGCTTGTCTTGGTAATAATTTTACACCACCGTAACCATATTCTAAATCATTTACTGCGTTTTTACTTCTCCATACATGCACAGTGTCTTGATCCCAAAACGGAACAATATGATTAAATTTAAAGTGTTTAATTAATTGAGCATCGCCATCAACTACCCAAAACATATTTGTTTCACATAATCTTGCTGCTTCCATATGTGCTTGATGAATACCTTTTACATCACGTATCCAACGTAACTTTATACTAGGATCTTGTACCCTTATAATATCTTGTAATTCTTTAAAATGCTTATCTGCATTTTTTTCTTTATAACTTATAAACGCAATATCATAAGGTGTTTGCTCACTACTATTTTCTTTTACATCTTTTTTGTTAGTAAAGAATCTTGATTTAAATTCACGTTCTGTTACAGGACGTTCTTTTGAAAACAATGTAACTCCGTCATAGAACTGGCCATTGTTTTGAAAACAGTGTGTAAGTTTTCTATGATAACTGTCATACTTAGGAATGTAATAATCAAACTTAAAACTATCAATAATATTTAGATCAGGATACACACCCCAGAACATATCACCTGTTGCTTTTTCTTGTGCGTTTTGATAATCTTCAAAAGTTGCTAATTGAAATATTTCCCACTTCTTGGGTTCACTTGCTACTATATTGATTTCTTTTTTATTTGTAAAAAATCTATAATCAAATTCACGTTTAGCAATTTTATTATCTTTATGACAAATAAAGATACCATCATACGTTTTGTTATTTTTAAAAACATGTACAACATCTTTATCCCAAAAAGGAACTTGGTATTGAGGTATATCATTTGGAATTACGTCATCAGGTATACACAATATAAATTCTGATTGTGCAATTTCTTGTGCTGTAACAAGTCCTTCATAACTATCTAATTTAACAATATCATACGGCTTAGGTGTACTTGCTACTATATCAATCTCTTTCTTGTCTGTAAAAAATCTGTATTTCCATTCTTTGTTTGCTACATTTAAGTTTTTAGGAAATAAACATACACCATCAAAATGTTCACCATTTTTAAATACATGAATGTACTGATCGTCCCATTCTGTAACTCTATATGTTAAATCGAAATCTTGTGTTAGATACAAATTGTCCCATACTACCCAAAAGTTTTTTGTAAGAGACTTTTTGTTTAGTGTTTCATAACTTTCACAATTTTCTATTTTTTGTGCGTGTGGGAATCTTGCCTTGAAATTACTCCATGCTATTTCATTAACGTTCCCGTCACTGACAAAAAAGATATCATACATATTTTTTACTATAATAAGTTTGGCCTAGGTTTAATGCTTCGTCATATAAATCCATTGTATACCTACTTGCATCAGGTTCTAACCAAACCCAATCAAGACCTAAGTTTATATTGATTTCATTACCTAACCGTTTAATTTCTGCAATACATGCTTCGCTGTCTTTTGAAAAGTGTTCTGCTTTTTCTTTCCATATATCGCCAAGTATTTCAAAGTCTCTAACTTGTATATGATCCCAGTCTGTACAGTTAGTCATATATGTTCCTTGCCTTGCACCTAATATTGACATAATACCGTTTTCTACATGTGAGCCAACAGTTGACCACATTCTAAGTCTGTGAATATTGTGCCACCAAATTCTTTCTTTAATTTCCATAGGCGGAAGTTTTAATCCATCGGACAGTGTCATTTTAACACCTTCTCGAAAACCTGCTCTCCATGCATGGTATGGAGTTGCATTTACTTTTGTATCACTGTATGTCATAGGAAAGTTTCTGTAACCTGTTTCCCAACAAAAATCAACTTGAGCTCTTTCGCTATCTGCGTTTTCATGCGTTTTCATATTAAGTAAATGATCTTTAGACCATAACTTTAATCCGCCGTTACCGTAACGTAAACCATTAACAGTATTCTTTCCACACCAACTATAAACTTTAATTTCTTCTTCTGACATGTCTAAGTCAAGATTAAAATATTCAGGATATACTATATTGTCTGCATCAACTGTAAGCAACCAATCAGTTTCAGATTGCTCTGCACATGCTTTATGTGCATGGTCACTTCCTTTTACACCATGTACACGTTTTGCCCAGGGTAATTTATTACACAGATCTGCATAATGCAAATCAGCAAACGGTTCATCATACGATAAAAAGAATACGTCGAACTCGACTACTCTCATTTAAATCTCCTCTAGTACATAGTTTTTAAACAGTCTACGAGTAAACACACTAAACTTTCCTGTTATGTCTACATCATCTACTGTTACAGAATTACCTGTTAGCTCATCAAGTGTAACATCAAATGTTTTTTGCGGAAAGTGCGGATCGTTATAATCAGCTATTGTAAAAGATAAAGTTGTATCTCCTTGCCAAAAAACATTTCTTGGTGTTGCTGGTTGCCACTGATCATCTAAAACTTTTGTGCCGCCATATTCCTCGCTTAGTTCTACAGTAAGTTTACTACTACCTTTATTGTATGTAAGATAAATGTCTGGCTTTACTTCTTCATCTAAGTAACGTTTATCAATAACTCTATGCAGTACATCATCAATCTTTGTTAAAGTTTTTTCTTCAGTGATTTCAAACTTACCTTCACTAGTGTCAAAGAAACAATTATTAATATGAATCTCACCATTAATAATTTTAATAGCAAGATCCTCTTCAACCTCAGCGATGTTTTTACTGTATTCCATTTCTATCGAAGCATACGGGCCTACTGATATTAACTGGCCTGTGTCTGCGTCAAATGCTGCTCCAAACCTACGCTCTGGCTCTTTATAATTCTTGAGCCATTCGTCGAAGTCTGGCATAAACTCTTCTATTTCTTCCATGCTATTTCCTCCAGTACATTAACTGTTTCTAAAGTCATTTTATTTTTTTCAACATAATGTACAATGTCGTTTTGTTGATAACTACCTATTTTTAATTTGCCTTTATCATTTAAGTAGTAGCCTACGTGATCTGAAAACTTATCAGCAGCCCAAGGCCAATTTTGTACAGCACCTTTCATGTGTACAACTCTTGGGAAGCTCAAAGGATACGCAATATCATCTGTAATATCTAATATTTTTGCAGCCATTGAAAATGCTTCATCTGTTCCAATTACTTTAGGTCTATGTTTTGTTAAAAACAAATTACTGTATTCGTTTGGATTGTCCATTATAGAACGTTGTAAAGCAAAGAACTCACTTGCTAGTTTACTATCTTTTTTGAAGAAAGTAAAAAATGAATATAAGTTAGGTAATTCATTTGCAGTAAATGTTCTTCTATAGTAATCGCTAGTTACTTCTTCACCTCTGTAAGTGTATGCTTTGTTAGCAACATACAATTCAGAATGTTTAATAAAATAATCAATCCAATGACTATAATCTCTAAAGAACAACATGTCTGCATCTAAGCATACAGTATGTTCCCACGGTGAAAGCTCGTCCATGTAAGAACGGCCGTCCCAAAAACCTTTTTTATCCCATTCAATAACTTCATCAAACACCCATGTAGATTTAAAATTTTCTATTTGGGTTTTGTCATCAATTACTAATGCGACTTTATCGTAACCTTCTTTTTGTGTATTCTTAATACTTAATGCAAGTGCATACGCCATTTGTGCATAATTATATTCTTCAGAAGTTGCAACAACTATTAGATATCCAAAGTTCATATCAACTCCATTAGTTTATCGAAGTTTCTCTCAATGCTTTTTTTATTCATTACATGTACATCTCTACCTGTAGATGAAGCAGCTACCTGCTCATTAGTTAATAAAAATTGTAATGTATTGTCTTTTACATCAAATAAAATATCTCTATCTATTGTAGAAAACACTGGCGGCATTTTATATTCAGTATCTACTTCTTGAAAACCATTTAGTATATGATTAGCAATTGCAAAACTAATATCATTTCTATACATTCTGCTATCAAATCTATATGTGTCTGCAAAGAACTTATAATTTTTTTGTATGTATTGCACTAAATCAAAAAGTACTTTTGTTTGTTCATTCTTGGTAAACATAACTGTTGTTGCCCAAAGTAGTTTAACTCCAGTATCCGAAACATACTTGTCATGGTAACCTGCTCGAGTTCCCATAATATCATTATACTCATGCGATATTAAAAAGTCTTGTTCAACATCCCAATAGTTGTTTAGTGTATCTGAAAATGTTAGATAATCGCAATCTAACAATAATGTTCTTTCATAAGGTGTAATATCCCAAACATTTGGTCTGTTTGAATTATCAAAAGGTACCGCTTCAAAATCATTTCCATCATGAAGGTTTCTGTATTGCTGTGTTGGAGGACGCTCTACAAAAATAATACTATCAAAGATTTCTTCTGCTTTATCTGCGGTACCGATTTCTTCCATATAATCAACAGTTGATTTATCTGTGATTAATGAAACTGGATAGCCGAGATGCTTTTTGGCAAGGCCGCCTGCTACCAATGCTAGTTTAGAATAATCTAAACTTCGGCTGTTATGAGCAAATATTACAATTCCTTTATTCATACTACACTTCAATAAGTTTTTCTACAGATCTGCTCTTTTTGAGCTGCTGGTATTCTTCGTAATATTCTAATGTTGATGTGATGTATCTATCGAGTATGATATCTTTAAATTCTGCAAGATCTTCAACCAATATAGGATTATCATTAATGTCAAGTAATACTACACCTTCAGTTCTATCTGCTGAAAGTAGCATTTGAACAAAGTTAATAAGCTCTCTATTGATTTTGAAAATTCCGCCGTTAACACCATAAGTTAATCTAGCGTCAATTTTTTCCTTTAGAGTTTTACGCTGTACAGCAAAAGTTTCTCTGTACTTGCTAAAATCCAAGGCTTGTTTTAATTGTTCTTCCATATGTCCTCCAAGTTATAGTAGCACTTAATATTTATGCGCTGTACTACGGGGGAGGAAATTAACTGACTACGAATCCGCCTACAGTTACGGAAGGAGTTTGGATGTCAAATCCTTGTGATCCTGAAGGATAAAGATTGATGTTACCAACTGCTTTTCTGGTAACAGTTTGAAGATAAAGTGAAGCAGGGCCTACTAAATCAGGACCATAAGTACCTGGTCCTTGTTGTGGAGTACCTGATGTTGATGGTCCACCTAATCCAACGTGATCGTCATTGTAAACTGCTGCCATTTCGAGTTGATACGCAGTACCACTTGAATTATCTAATACTCCAGGTGTTCTTGCATATAATCTATAATAGTTTGCATTGTAAGGACTACTTGCAATAGCTGTGTACCAAGGTGTGCTGTAAACGTTTGTACATCTAAAAAAGTTTCCATTATCATTTGGATTAACACCTGTTGCTGGTTGTTGTCCTCCAAACGACTGTGTACTTGCTGTCTGTAGTAAACTTCTCCAAGAAGCATCTTGATCTGAACCGCTAATACTGCTCAAACTACTTGTAAGTTGAATTTGTCCACCACTATTAAAATAATGTCTAGCATCTGCTGCTGTTGGCCAAGTAAAAGTAACTATTACTTGTGCAGAAGTTGACCATGTTCCTGTATATACTGCATTACTGTGTGCTGTACCTGATGCTACTGATGCTGGTGGTATAGTATATTTTGCAGCCTCAAGTGCAATAATTAAATCATTCCATCTTCTGTAAGGCTGTGTATTATATGTTGCGTCATTAGTAACAGTATTTGCTTTAATTTTTTGAGAAGTACTAATGTTATTAGGCCAACTTCCCCAATTAGTAGGAGGATTTGAACCATATATATGCCTGTAAGCATTATACATATCTGTAATTAATCTACCATATTCTTCTACAGACACCTTATCCGAAACACCAACACCTGAAGAGTTCATATATTGTCCCCATCCATATGTGGCATCACCGCCATCAGCAGGTCCCATCACTTGCTCAAGGCGAGTGTATAGCGCATTGTAGTCGTTTCTGCTAATTGTTGCGTGTACGGTTGTCATATAATATCCTTAACAGCAGTATTTACTACAACAAGTGTCTATGTTGCACTAATGCTGGTTCCAGAATACGATGGACTCGTAATAGAAAATGCAGCACCACTTGGTTGTAATGTTCCTGTAGCTTTTAATTCTTCTACATCAATACTAAGTGTGCCGTCGACTGAATCTCCTGGCGCAGGTGCACCTGGATCAACATAATTATCAGATAGTAAAACTTTAAAGTTAAACACTGAAGCTGTTCCTGCGGAATTACTTGCCACATCACACTTTGCTTGAATCTTGTAATTGTTGTTTGAGTATGGCGTACTGGCAGATAAGTTGTATAAATCTTGGTATGTATTAGTAAGCATGTATATGTTATTCAGCCCATCTGGTAATCTGCCGCCAATTGATTGCCTTCCTACAGTTGAAAGCAAACTTGTCCATGCACCGTTCTGTTGAGATGCTGTACCTAAACTTCTTCCTGTAGTAAATCTTAGTCTACTTCCAGAGTTCCAAAAATATCTTGCTTCGTTAGCATTACTAAATGTTACAGTTAGCACGTATTCTGCACTTGTACTCCAAGCAGACGTATAACTTTTTGTATCTTTAATAGATGTTGTTAATAATCCAGCATCACAATCAAATCTATCATTTCGACATTCGTCAGCAAGAGTGTTATATCCATTAAAAGGATCACTTGATGATGCTGTAATAGGATCACCAATAGCAGCAATAGTTGCTGCTGGTACTACACCGTTTTGATGAAAGTAAGCATTTACAATGTCAAATCTTATTGCATCAAAGTGTGACTTTAATACTGTTTGACCTGAAATAACTGTTGTGCTATTAACTGTTTGTCCGTATCCAAACGTTCCAACGCCGGTACCCATGACTTCAGCAATCTTGTTTCGCAGGCTGTTGAGGTCTGTTGATAGGATCTGTGCGCCTGTTGTTACCATTATAATACTACCGCTTCAATAACTTTTGTTCCTGAATTTGAATTGCTTTCTATTGCAATTGCAAACACGTCTGCATGACTGTCAGCTTTTGTAGCATAACCTTCCGCAGCAGCAACTAATCTATCTCCTTTAGCAATAGCGCCGAGCACCTTAACTGGTACACGCCCTTTAAGTGCAATATATGTTCCACCTTCTAACCATGAGTTCATCATAAACGCAGGCTGTTCTGAAACAACACCTAACGCTCTATCGCCTTCACTACATGCAGTAACTTCTGCGTTTCCGCCAACTGATACAACTGTACCAGGCTCATATTCTGCGTCTGCTAAATATTTCTCTGCTAAGTCAGCATATCTAGCTGCGGTTGCTGTACCTTGGAATAAGTTAGCAATTAAATCACCGCTTGAGTTTCTAGCAGCAATAGTATTTGCTGTCGCTGTTGTTTTAGCAGTTTTGTAATTAGGATCACTATCTGTTGCACTGTCATCAATTTTAATTCTATCTGCAAAAGTTGCTGTACCGTTAAAAGTATTTGCAAAAATTACACCTGACGAATCTCTAACAACAATACTATTTCCTGAAGCAGGAACTGAAACAGATGGTGTAATACCATTCAATGCACTAGCGTCTGATGCTGTACCAGTCAAGTTACCTTGTACTGATCCAAACAATGTACCGTAAATGTTTGCACCTACGTAACCAATGTTTTTAGTTGCACCGTCAACCATTACAGTTGAATCGTTAGCAAGTAAACTACCTTGTGTGTTACCTGTAACATTACCTGTTACATTACCTGTTAAAGGTCCTGTAAATGCATCAGCATGTACTGACGACCAAGCAAATTGTGCTGTACCTAAAGTAAACGAACTATCAATACCTGGAATAACACCTGCTGCGGTAATATCCATAATATTTTTTCTAGTTGAGCCGCCATCATTAACAATGAACTGCATAGGATTACCAAGAACACTTTCAAAAACAATTTCGTCATCGTTTTCAACTCTTAATCTAAAGTCGCTTTGGTCACCTACTTTGTATCCTGAATCTTGGAAGTTAATTTCTTGGTTAAAAGTAATACTTCCTTTTTGTAAATATTCTGAAGCATCAATGCCGCCTAACTTTAATGCGTTAGATGAAGTTCCCCAGTATACATAATCGTCTGATGTAACACCGTTGGCATCTGCTTTAGCCATTGTAATACCTTTCTTGATCACTGTAAAGTCATCAATAGGGTTCAATGAACTGTTTAATGTAAATTCTGTTTGTGAAATAACTGCAACTGTTTTACCACCTGCATTAATTTTTAAAATTGAATGGTTTGTATTACCTGTGTCTTTAACAACTTGTGCAATTGCTCCACTAGCACCAAGATCTGGTGATGCTTCAGGTCCTACAAGTACAAACTCTCCACCTGACCATGCATATAACTGCTTTGCAGATGTGTCCCACCAAAGCTCACCTACTCCTAAACCTGACGGAGCAACTGATGCTACTTCAGCACCGTTGGTTGTTTTCCATTGTGAACCATCATAGAACTTAATTTTCTTGTTTGATGCGTCAAACCATAGTTGACCTGTAACTGCTTTTGGAGGAGCAGTAGTATTTGCAAAGTTTTCTAGTAAATGTAAGAAGTTTTCATTCTGTACTTCACCGTATCCTGCGTAGTTTTTACCAACGAAACGTATATCCGTAGTGGTATCAATAGTTCCGTCTTCTACTGACGTTAAAAATGTTCCGTTAAATTTATCTACTTGGTATGCCATGTGTGTTTTCTTCCTAGTTTACTGTTGTATTTATCTACCTTTACTCGTCTTCTGGTGGTAACGGTTTAGGGTAAAAACTGTATACACCTGGTTGATCTTTGTACGTTTGAACAGCATTATTATGGTTATTAACCTTCTGCTTAACGTAGTTACGCATAGCAACAAAGTCATCTGTAAGCGGAATACCTGCGTTTTCTAAGCATTCTGCAATGATATTAAGCTGCTTATGCACGGGATACTTAACAAGAATCTGCTTGTTTACTACTTCGTCAATTGCTACTTCTTCAATTAACGGTATATCATTAAGAGATCTTACTTCTCCACTAGCATAATCGCCCCACCAATATTCATTTGCGTCATCTAAATCAATAACTTTATGAGGTACGCCTTGCTCAGTAAGTCTTTCAGCAAACTCGCTATTATAGTCCTGGGATGAGATCACTCTTGATCTATCAGCACTAAAAATAATAATGTTTTTCATCTAGTTCTTCCCCAACTTAATGCAAGACTTATCTTCGGTCTTTCATTTTGTTTAATTTCTGTTACTTCGTGTTCTAAGTTCACAGGCATATCAATTAACATACCTGGGCCTTCATCTACTAAATTTCCTTTGCCTTGTTCATCGTACCAACAAAAGTGCGGAGCATCAGCTCTTAAAAATATTAGTTTAAACTTCCAATACCCGCCTGCACTATCTCTATGCCTTTTAAGATAATCACCTGGATCATATTTGTTAATACAAAAACTATCACAAGTTCTATCTTCTTCTGGAATTGATTCTGTAATCAACTCCTTTAATTCTTTTGGCATGTTCCAACGGAACATACTTTTTAACTTACTTTCACCATAGGCAGTTACAAAATTAAATTCTTCTCCTGGCTGCCTAATAAAAAAACTGTCTTCGTTTGCCTCTACTAATTCTACTATCTCGTCAACGTTCTTACAATAGTCCGGTACTAACTTTACTGTCATTATACATATGACCAAGTACCAGTGTAACTCCAGTTACTACCGTTTGAACTATAAGTCAACTTGTAACCAGTATTACTATTATAAAGTGTAGTTGAAGTACTAACACTAGCAGTAGCCCATCTGTATGCTAAAATCCATCTACCAGCACTAAAACTAGAACTTGAACCTGCATATATGTTATTAATTATCAATTCAAAGTTTAGTCCACTTGCTTGACTTGCAGGAAGATATGCTTCAATTAAATCAATATACTGCGCATCTGGTGAACTTGTGTTTGGTGCAGGTGAGCTAATAACAAGTTGTCTTGTATTTGCTGATGCAACAACATTTTGTACAAACTCAGTAGTAGCAATAAACGTTGAACTGTCTGCGTTTGCTCTAGTTATACTATGCGTTGCATTGTCTGCACTGTTTGCGTTTGCTGCTTGTGTTGCATTAACTGCTGATGTTGCTGTACTTGCTGTTGTAGCCGTTGCAGCATTACCATTTAAGTCTGCTTGAATAACATTTGCACTAAAGTCTCCATTAGCATCTCTTGCTACAACTTTATTTGCTGTAGGCAAGTTAGTTGCATCAACATCAAATGTTGTGTTTGTAATACCGTCATAAACTAAACCAGTTAAGTAGTTGCCTGGTGTTAGGTTTGAAAATGCTATTGTATCCCATACAGGTTGTCCAGCACCAGTTGACTTTAAAAACTTGCCTGCTGTACCCGATGGTATATGTGCTGTTGAACCAGAAGCAGTTTGGTAAGGTATAGTTCCACCTGCACCGCCTGCAATGTTAGTTGCTGTTGTTGCTGATGTTGCATTACCTGTAACTGCACCTGTTAAGTCACCGTAAAATTTTTCTGAATATGTATCTTTATATCTTAACGCACTTGAACCAAGGTCAAGTACTATATCTGAACTTGGAAGAAGTCCTGCTTTTGCGCTAGGAGATCTTGTAGGACCAAATAAATCAAGTTGATAATCTACACCTTCTGTTGCTGCTAAACTAATTTGATTTGCTGCTTTTATTTCTGTAGAATTAATTGTTCCGTCAATAGTTAAGTTTGAACCAACTGTAATATTTCCAGCAACACCTAAAGATGTTAATGTTCCTAAACTTGTTAGTGCTGAACTAGTAACAGTATTATGTAAGTTTGTACCTGTTAGTGTGTTAGCATCTGCTGTAACTGTTATATCTGCTGTGCCGTCAAACCCAACTCCATTAATATTTGCTGGTGTTGATAATCTTTGTGCTGCGGCTGCTGTTCCACTTAGTGTTGCACCAATAAAGTTTGCTGCTGTTACACTTCCTGTAAATGATCCTGTCTCTCCTGTAATGTTACCTGTAACATTACCAACTAAATCTGAAGTAATTTGATTTGCTACAAAGTTACCTGTAGTATCTCTTGATACAATTTTACCAATTTGATTTAAATGTGTAGCATCAACTGACCATGTAGTAGGATTACCACCATCAAAATCTGTTCCTACTAAAAATTCTCCTGCAACTAAACTGTTAGGTGTTTGTGCTGTAATTGTAAGATTTTCTGAACCGTCAAATGCAACACCGTTAACTAATATAGGTGAATTAAGTCTTATTGCTTTATCTGCAACACCCTGTAATGTTCCCATTACTTTTGCCATTGCATTTAAATTAATACCTGTAATTAATTCTGAAAATCCGCTTACTTCATTACTTGGATCAATAGTAAATGCATTTGAAGATACAATACCTATTGTAACACCATTTACTTTAAGTTCAATTACTGGATATGTTGATCCATTAGTTGCTAGTAACGTTGTTGTTACTGCTCTAGTTGGTAAGTAGCCGTCTGCTGTTTCAGGTCCAATTTTAATCCAGTTAGATCCATCATATACATGCAGTGAAGGATCAGCTGGTGCGTTTGCAGTTGTTTCATTCTTTAACCAAAATGTTCCAAGAGCTGGAGTTACTGGAGCAGTAGGACTTACATTTGCAGAACCAACTTCAACCCAATTCTCTCCATCATAAACTTTTAATATACTGTTTGTTGTATCAAACCAAACTTGCCCTGTAATAGGAGTTCCTGGTGCAGAAATATTTGCAAAGTTTTCTAATAAGAATAAAAAGTTTTCGTTTTGAATTTCACCATAGCCAACATAATTTCTACCAACAAAAGATAAACTAGTGGTTGAGTCAACTGCTGCGTCTTGTAATACTACAAGTTGAGTTCCGTCAGTTTTGTTAATTACATAAGCCATTTATACGCTCCTATTTTCATCTTATGGTAATACCTCATCTGAAACGTGTGTCCAGTTACCTGACAACAACTGGAATACTTTAATAATTCTAGATGTTGTAATACCAGCTGCTGGTATAGATGCAATGGCTCCGTTTACTGCTGTAACAGCAGGTGCTGTTCCTGAAGGTGTATTAAATGTGTCTGTTGAAATACTAATTTCAGGTGCTAAATTAAAGTTAACTGTTGAGTTACTTAATAGTGTAACAAGAATTCTTGCAAAAGTACCGGATCTGTATTCAGCCGGTGGAGCCAACTTGGCTAAAATCTCTGATGCAATATAACTGTTTGGTTTACCATCTGATAAGTCCATGCTAAATGCTAATGATCTAGTTTGTGCAATATCATCAACGTATTCTTTTGTTGCAGCATCTTGTGCTGTTGTAGGATCAGCAAGTCCTGTAATTTTTGGACTACCTATTAATGCAATGTTACCTGAACCGTGTGCTTCTAATTGAATATCATCATTGTTATCAAGCGTTGAAATCTTTTGATTCTCAAGTCTTAATTGTGCTACTGGAGGTAATCCAGGACCAATGTTAACAACGTTCTGAGCACCAAAGGCTGTAACACCTGGAATACTTGTAATACCTGTACCTAACGAAGTTCCACTTAGTACTGTTACTCCGTTAATCTTAAATTCTTTACCTGTTGCTAGGTTAATGTGTTCTGAACTTGTAAACGCTTGTGAAGCCAGTGCAGGATATTCTGCTGTTGCGCCTAAGCCGTCTTTACTATATAAAATTGCTTTGTCAGTAGTACCTTTAATTACTAGTCCACCGCCATCTGCAATTTCATCTGAGTTAGATCCACTGTCGCCTGTTTGTGCAAGAACAATGTATTTGTCCTCAACAACTAATTCTGTTTGTCTAATTGTAGCAAGGTCACCGTCATTAATAACAAGGTTACCTCTAATAGTAAGGTCGCCTGCTAGTTCCATGCTACCACCAGTCTTAACTATACTATCTGGTGCGCCTTCATATAAATCAATTTGTCTTATATCAGGACTAATCTTAACTGCAATCTCCTGCGAGATACCTTTTCTAACATCTAAGATTAAAAGTTTATCTTCAGCAGCGTTTGATAATTTAACGTTACCGTTATCAACTGACAAGTTAGCCTGCGAAGCAGAACCAACAACAAGTCCTAGATCACTTTCAATTCTAAGTGTGTTTGTTAAAGAGTTAGCAGTATCTTTTCTAACGTAGTTTGTAGAATCAATGTTTGCTAGTTTTTCTGAGTTTGTACAAGTTACATCAAACTTGATGCCTGACAATGTACCTTGGTTAAATCCTGGTCCAATGTCTCCACTAAATCCTTCAATAGCATTTTTAGGTGTAAATGAATCTTTAGCAAATATACCTAACAAGATACCGTTGTTGTAAAGTGATGTAATAACACGAGTTTGGTTTAGTGTATCAAGTATGCTTGAAACAATAAGTCCACTAGTTCCTTGTGCGTCTGAATACGCAGGACCTAGCAATATAGTGCTAGTACCATCAAAGAAATATAACTGTTTAGCAGTATCATTAAACCAAAGGTCACCAACACCAAGTGTTGTTGGTTGTGAGTTAGCAATTGTTGCAGAACTTACTGGAACAAATGCTGTACCACTGTATACTTTAAGTTTTGATTCTGTACTGTCAAACCAAATCTGTCCTTTAATAGGCGCCGTAGGCGCAGTCACGTTAGCAAAATTTTCTAGTATCTTAATAAAGTTTTCATTAAGTACTTCACCAAATCCGCTAAAGTTTTTACCAATTAGTGTAATGTCAGTAGAGATATTATCAATTTGACCATCGGCTACTGTTGAAACTATTGTACCATCTGTTTTATTAATCTGATATGCCATTTAATATCTCATCCTACGTTGTTGTAAACGCTGGTGGACCCGAACGTATAATATAGTTAATTGTCAAGAACGGATTCATAATACCAACTAATGACCCTAACGTAAAGTCTGTACTTGGTTTCTTAATACCGCCCGATTGTTGTAAGTACTGTGCTTGTCCTGGAGCAGTAGGTCCTAAACCTGTTGTACCTGGACTGTTAATAGCACTATCAACTCTAACAGCCGAATACTGTATTCCATTTGCTGTCATATCGTGTTCGTGGTCTGGTAGGTTACCTAATGTTAACGCTACCGCACTTGCGCCTGCTGCACCTGCAAGTGTTTGAGCTTCTGTACCTTCAACTCTTGCTGGCGATGGTTCACCTCCGCCGTTATCAACAAATCCACCAACTGCATTTGGTACGTTGATATTGTTGTCCATGTTGTGCCTACCTAGTGCAAATCTACCACGTAAATCTGGTAATCTAAATGTGCCAACACCATTAAGTGCTGCTGAACCGTTATATGTTGTTCCTATAATGTCAAATAATTCTGGAAACTTAGATCTTTCAACTTCACCACCATCACAGAATAAAAATCCTGTTGGTGGATTTGTACCTGCATATGGAAGAATACCTCCCAACGGAATTCCTAAGTCACCTACAAATGTATCACGTGTTTCTTTAAGAAGTCCTGTTGCTCCGCCTGATTCAGCTGAAGCTCTATATACTAGTACAAAGTCGTTTTTGTCTGATTGGTTTGGTGCAGGTTCATCTCTATCTTTAACAATGTTAGCAGTCAATGTAGTAGCAAATGTCTTAGTTGCACTACCTACTTGTCCGTCAAACTGTATTGCGGGTGAAACAACGTCACCTGTTAGTGCAAAACTTGTAACATTTTTTAAGTTAGTTGCAGTATTTGCATTACCTGTAATGTTACCGTTAATTGTACCAACAATTTCATCTGCTTGAATTGATTTAGCATAAACTGTTTTCCAACGATTTGTTAGTTCACCTAAGTCATGTGTATCATTAACTTGAGGTTTTAAAGTTGAAGATGTAATTGTTCCTGTAACATTTGCTGCGCCACCAATTATAATGTTTTTAGAAAACGCTGCGCCACCTGCTGAAACAATACTACCTGTTGATAAGTTAGTTGTTTCAGATGTACTTGAAATCTTTAGTGCGCCAGTTAAGCCAATGTTACCATCAACATCAAGTGCTTCATCTGGTGCTGCAATATTAATACCAACTTTGTTATCAAGCACTCTAAGTACTGTAGTTGGAATACCGTTTCTGTTAACTTGTAAATCTACTGAACTACCTGCTGATGAATTATAAAGTTTCGCAGCAGTCGCTGATGTTGTTACTTGGAAGTTTCCGTCAACACCAATTGTTAAACCTGCGTTGTTTCTTACATTAAGTCCTTGGTCAGTTGTGTTAACAATATCACTTCTTAAAAACTTACCTGCTGATACTTCAACTCCACCAACGTTAAGTGCATCTGCATTTTTAGCAGTACCAATAAGTTTAGGTAGTTCGCCTCCTAAAAATATAGAAGCAAATTCTGTTTTCTCAGTATCGTTTGCTGGTGTTGCAACATTAAGTCCTGCTTTG